AGGAATTTGTGGCGAAAGTCATATTAACATTTACACAATTATTTTATCAATAATTATTTTAAAATTTATTTATGAAAAAAATACTGGCAAAAATATTTGGAGGAGCAGGAGGAGGAGTAGCTGAAAAAATAAGTAATATAATAGCAAAACATACTTTTTCAAAAGAAGATAGAGCAAAATTTGAAAAAGAGATGACAGAGGTGTTTATTAAAGCTGAAGCTGATATGCAACAAAACGTAACAGAGCGTTGGAAAACTGATATGAATAGCGATAGTTTTTTAAGTAAGAATGTTCGTCCTATGGTTTTAATATTTTTAGTTGTATCTACTGTTCTTATGGTGTTTATTGATGCTGGTGTCATAACTTTTGATCTTAAAGATTCACATACAGATTTATTGCAAATGATTTTACTTACCTGTATTGGTGCATACTTTGGTGGGCGTAGTTATGAGAAAGTAAAGAAATAATGTTTAATATTTTGTCAAGGCTTATTTTTTTTATTAGCTTTGTTGAGCTGTTGCACATCAGTCTAAGGTGCAAAACTTCAGGTACTCACTCCTGTTGGTTCAGATACTTACATTATTTTCTTTTTGTAGGCTTTTCTTTTCTTTTCTTTTTACTCTTTTTCTTTTCTTTTCTTTTTTATAAAAATGAATTGTAGATACTGTAAAATAAATATGTTATATTTAGGTAGTGATCAGAATGGTTACTTTTATTTATGTAAAAAATGTAATAATGTAATTCCTGTTAATAAATGAAAAAGCCGAAACGATCAACGCTTATTAGAAAACTAGATCGTATATTTTCAGAATACATAAGAAAACGTGACACAGACTATAAAGGACAAGTAGAGTGTATAAGCTGTCAAAAAACATTTCAGTACAAAGAGGTTGATGCAGGACACTTTATAAGCCGTAAATATCTAAGAACTAGATGGGATGAAAAAAATGTCCACGGACAATGTAGGCGTTGCAATAGGTTTGCTTATGGTGAGCAATATTTATATAGTATAAACCTAGATCGAAAATTAGGAGACGGCACAGCAGAAAAATTATTAATGAAATCCAGACAAATTATAAAGCTGGACTCCTATGATCTAGAACAATTAATAGAAAAATTCCAAAATAAATTAAATAATCTTTGTGAATAACTTGCACAGTTATTAACTAATTACTATCTTTATTGTAAGTTAAATATAAAAACACACAATTATTATGACACAATTATCTGATTCTCAATCAAAACAACTTATTAAAGATATATTAATCTCATCAGAACCTAGATTAACTAGAGAAAACGCAAAACAATTTGGTAGGCTAGTAGCTACATTACATTTAGCACTAACAGGAATTTCTGATGATTATGTAAAAGAACAAATTACAGACGCAAAAAACATAGTTACAGAAATTTGGGAGGATTTAAATGGCTGTTAATATGTTTAGTTGGTATAATCCACCAGAGCCTGATCCGATAGGCAGATGTCCTGTATGTGATAAAAAACAAGAAATTGATGATTATTGTAGTGATAATTGTTTCAAAGCAGATAATCCTTATGATTGAAAAAAAAGACATAGAACACACAGACGAAGAAATTGTAAATATACTTTTTTGGGATTTTCCAAAAATTGGAGAAAAAATATTAGAATATTTAGATAATAATAACGAATAATTATGACATTTAGAGAAGATTTAGAAAGACTTATGAAAGCTGAAGTCGAAGCACTTAGAAAAAAATATATAGAAAGCGACACGAAAATTAAAAATTTAGAAGCTAGAATAAAAGATAAAGACATTATTATAAAACTTTTAAAAGGTAAAAATTTAAGTTTAACTAAAGACGCACAAGATCAAATAAATAGAGAAATTTCTAATCATTTTGCTGCGAATTAATAAATCACTAACTTTATAAAATGAAAACATTAACACTAAAAAGTAAAGAAAAGGTAGGAGACTTGTGGGAGAGCAAGAACTACAAAGGAAGCTATTATCAAAATTGGCAAATTGAATTAAGTGATGGAAACAAATATATTGTAAGCCCAAAAAAAACACCAAAAAACCCTGAAGCATTATTAAGGAAAAATTCAGGCGACACTATGACTATTGAACATTTAGGATATGATATTAATAATTTACCAAAAGTAAGAGAAATAGTAGGACAATCATTTAAACCTCATACAATTACTGAAAAAGTAATAAATACTGAGCCTATTAAACAACGAAGATTAGATACTGGACAAAGTATTTTATTACAAGTAGCGTACAAAGGTGCGATTGAGTTAGCCTGTCACGGACAAATAAAATTAGACGAGATAAAACAATTTACAATAGATCATTTTAAAGATATACTAAATAAATAATTATGAGCATAACTGGAAAAGTCCTAGAAGTAGGCACAACAGAAACTTTTGGATCCAAAGGTTTTAGAAAAAGAAACTTAATCATTGAAACAAGTGAAAAATATCCACAAGAAGTGTGTATTGAATTTGTACAAGACAACGTTACATTATTAGATTCTTATAAGTTAGATGATAATATTGAGATTGAATATAACATTAGAGGTAGAAAATGGGAATCACCAAGTGGAGAAATAAAATATTTTACAATCAAACAGGGTTGGAAAATAGAAACTGCTGTTGAAGAAGTAAAGACAGAACAACACAGCCCAGATAGAGAAACTGAAGATGACTTACCATTTTAGTTGCGAAATGTGTGGATCTGAAATGCAAACACACGACTTTTCAGATATTTGCGACGAGTGTAGAGAAGATTTAATTTAATTTATAAGGGGAGTTTACTACTCCCTTTTTTTTATTTATTTTTATAAAATGCTGATACAATTTAATGATGAGCTGGATAAGTTACGTCTAATTCGTAATGGTGAAATGAAAGAGGGATTGAAGCTGGATATACCAGAAATTGATCAATACCTAAGATTTAAACCTGCAAACTTTAATGTTATATTAGGACACGCAAATGTTGGAAAAACAACAGTAGTTCTATATTTAATGTTACAATACACAATAAAACATAAAATTAAGTGGTTAGTATTTTCTAGTGAAAATGAGCCTCATTCATTGATAAAAAAGTTAGTTGAGTTTTTAATGAATAAACCATTGAATAAAATATATGAAGATGATTTTTTAGTTGCAACAGATTTTATATATGATCATTTTAAAATTATAGATTCTAGTAAATTATATAGTTTTAAAGAATTATTACAATTTGCTTTGATTGTTAAGAAACAATATAACTTTAAGGGTTTTATGATAGATCCGTATAATAGTTTAATAAAAGACCGATCTGTATTAAACGGAATATCAGGACACGAATACGACTATGAAGCTACAAGTCAAATGAGAGTATTTTGTAAAAGTCATAACGTTTCTATTTGGTTAAATACACACGCTAACACTACAGCTTTGAGAATGAAGCACGGATCAGAGAGTGAGTATTATGGTCATCCAATACCACCAATGGCTAGTGATGTAGAGGGTGGGGGTAAGTTTGTGAATCGTGCCGATGATTTTATTGTAATACATAGATACATACAACACCCTACTGATTGGATGTACTCAATGATACATATTAGAAAAGTAAAAGACGTAGATACAGGTGGCAGACCGACACCAATAGATAATCCTATAAAGTTAAAATCATTAATTAACAACGTAGGATTCGAAATAAATGGAAAAAATTTACTAAATTCACGAAAGAGAGAACAAGGTGAACTTCCGTTTTGAATAAAATATTAAAAATTCTTTATAAAAAACATAAACAATGGGTAGAAATTGTCGGATCATTTGGCTGTAATAAACAAACTGCTGAAGATCTTGTACAAGAAATGTATATAAAGATTGGTAAAAAAGTTAAAAAAGGAACTGACATACTTTATTCGGAAAATGAAATTAATTATTTTTATATTTATTTAACATTAAAGACTTTGTTTTTAGATTTAAAACGTAAAGAATCAAAAGTGCAATCAGTACCCATTGATGTTATGAGAGATTTTTTAACTGATACAGGTTGTAAAAATTATGAACAAGTGTATATAGAAGTAAAAAATGAATTAAATAATATGTACTGGTACGATAAAAAAGTATGGGAAATTATAGAAAGTGGTGAAAGTATTGCACAATTATCTAGAAAATCTGGTATACCTTATTACTCATTATATAATACATACAAAAAAGTAAAAGAAAAATTAAAAAAAAATATAAATATATGAAAAAAGAACATCACCCATTTGAAAATCAAATTTTCGATGCGTTTAGAGAACGTGAAAAAAAAATAAAAAAAGCTATAATATTTTTAAAAAAGAATGGCTATTTAGTTTATGAAAAAAAAGAAATATGATCAAT